TATAATAAAATGGATGCCATTAAAGATAATTTAGAAAGAGTTAAAGAAATGGAAGTTCTTGAAGATTTTATCTATAAAAATTATTTGGAGAAATGAATGACCACATTAATTTATATTGGAACTAATGAGGGGTTTGGATTAGAAGAGTATATTGATCTTTATGATAAAGTATATGCTTTTGAACCAGATCCAGAAATGTTTGATAAATTAGTAACTAAATTTGGAAACAAAGAACATGTTGTATTTGTAAATGCAGCTTGTTCAGATACAGCAGAAACCAAGACTCTTTATGTCACAGAAAATAGACATTCTACTTCTCTTTCTGACTTGTCTGACTACTCTTTAACTTATGGATTTTCTGGTGGTAAATCATCATTTAAAACTTTTGAAGTTAATTGTATTAATCTTTATGATTATTTTTTAGAAAATAATATTGATTATGTTGATACATTAATTACTGATTGCCAAGGAAGTGATTTATCTATTATCAAAACAATTGAATCATATATAACTGATAAAAAAATTGGAGAATTGTTTTGTGAAACTCATGGATCTTCTGTGGAACTTTATTCTGGATTGAATAATCAATTTGGTGGGTTTAAAGAAATATTGTCTTCAAATTATAAGATAAAAGATTTTTATCTTGATGGAAAAGTAATGTCAAAAGATAGTGAACCTTTTGTTGAATGGGATACTCATTGGGTATTGAAGGATGATCTCATTTAATCAATTAGGAAATCTAGGAAGACTTGGTAATCAAATGTTTCAGTATGCCTCTTTAAGAGGTATTGCTGCGAATAGAGGATTTGATTTTTGTATTCCTCCAGAACATGTGTTTGGAGAAATTGATCCCAATGTAAAAAATTGCAAGACAAACATTCATACTGCTTTTGATTTAAGTAAGTGTAATAAAGTTGGCAATCCTATTCTCTATGAAAGAGTTGAAGAATCTGGATATCATTTTGATGAAAACATTTTTAACAATTGTCCAGATAATGTAGATCTTTATGGTTACTTTCAATCAGAGAAATACTTCAAACATATTGAAAAAAACATTAGAAAAGATTTTACTTTTGAATCGTATGTAATAGATACATGTAAAGATTTTATAGAAACTGCTATTGATAGTAAAGAAATAATTTCATTGCATATTAGACGTGGTGATTATTTAAATTTACAAGATTTTCATCCAACTCCTTCTATTAAATATTATGAAAAGGCATTAGATAAATTTCCAAATATTCCTGTTATTATTTTTTCAGATGATATTGAATGGGCAACTAAGCAACATTTATTTGATGAAGATAGATTTTATATTTCAGAAGCAAACCTTGCTGAGTATGATATGTGCCTTATGAGTATGTGTAATTATCATATTATTGCTAATAGTTCATTTAGTTGGTGGGGAGCTTGGTTATCTCAAAGTGAAAAAGTCATTGCTCCTAAAAATTGGTTTGGTCCTTCACTGTCTCAACATAATACTTCAGATCTTTATTGTAATGGATGGGAGATTATCTAATGTTAAATGATTATTTTGATAGAATTTTTTGTATTAATTTAGATTCAAGACCAGATAGATGGGAAAGTGCACAAGAAGAATTTCATAAAATTGAAATTGACGTAGAAAGAATTCCTGGAATTAATGGTTCAAAAATGAACTTAGATTTTCCTCCAGAAATTAAAGAGGGTGCAGTTGGATGTGCACTGTCCCAACTGTTTACACTTAAATTAGCAAAACATTATGAGTTAGATAATTTTCTTCTTTTAGAAGATGACATTGAGTTTGATTCAAATATTAATCAAAAATTTAAAGACATTTATTTAAATCAAGTTCCTGATGATTGGGATATGTTATATCTTGGTGGTCAGCATTATCATGGTATGAATATTCAACAAGTAACAGAAAATGTTTTTAAATGTGAGTACACATTATGTGCACACTCTGTAGCATTTAAACACACTGTATTTGATAGATTTATTGATAAAGTAGTAGACATTACAAAACCATGTGACATGCATTATGCAGAATCTCATAAAGAAATTAATGCATATGTAATAGTTCCACATTTAACTTGGCAGAAAAATAGTTATTCTGATATTGAAAAATTTAATGTTGATTATACGTTCTTAAAAAACCATAGATATCCACAATGGGGGAAACCATGACAAAAGTTATTTCATTTTCATTATATGGCAATTTGCCAAAGTATAATATTGGAGCTATTAAAAACTCAGAACTTTATAAAAAGTTTTTTCCAGATTGGGAAATGTGGGTTTATTATAATGACTCTGTTCCACAAGAAACCCTAGATGCACTTATTAAAAATGATGTAAAATTAATAAACACCCAAGTTGATGAAGGACCAAGAAATGCTTTATGGAGATTTTTACCAGCAGGAGATGAATCTGTTGAATATTTTATATCCAGAGATTGTGATTCTAGATTATTTGAAAGAGATGTAATATCAGTAAATGATTGGATTGAATCTGAAAAACCATTTCATATTATTAGGGAACATCCTTGGGGACATACTTGGGTAATTAATGCTGGTATGTGGGGATGTGTTGGTGGGTTTATTGAAGACATTGAAGAATCTATGAATGAATATTTTCAAAAAAGTGATAAAGTAAATGTAAGAGAAGTTGATCAGTGGTTCCTTAAAGAATGCATTTACCCAGTTGTAAAGGAGCATTCATTCATAAGTGATGAGTTTGTAAATTTTGAAGGTAAATCTATTTCAATTAATAGAGATAGGAAGATAGATAATTTTGCATTTATAGGAGAACCATTTGATGAAAATGATAAACCATTAGATCCTTCACATAGAGAACTTATAAAAGATTATTACAACAGAAAATGACTGACACATCTACAATAAAAAAGAAACTTAAAGGGATGGGTCCAATTCTTTGGATCAATCTTGACACAGAAACAAACAGACAGGAACATATGAATGGACTGTTTGATTTTTATGAAATACCTAATACAAGAATTTCTGCTATTGATGCTAGGGGAAATAATGATGTTAGTGATTTGTTAGTAGGAAAATATCCAGAACTAGTTACCCAAGGTGAACTTGGATGTACTATGTCGCATCTGAAAGCAATCAAACATTTCTACTTTAACACACAATTAGATTCTATTATCATTTGTGAAGATGATATTATATTTGATACTGTTCAGTACTGGCCTTTTACTTGGAATGGATTTATGTCCTATGTTCCATATGATTGGGATGTATTGCAGTGTGCTATTACCAGCACAAAAAATCTAAGGGCAAATCTTCACCCAAGATTAATTAATGATTTTTGTGCAGCATTTTATGTTATTACTAGACACCATGCAGCAAAAATCATTAAACATCATACAAGGGGAGATAAGTATAGACTAGACCAAAATATCAAACCAAGAGCTACATCAGAAGAAATTATCTATAATACTGGAAGAACATATTCTATTCCTTTGTTTACTTATAGGTATGATTTTGAATCTGGTATTCATCAAGACCATGTTGAAATCTTCCATAAGAATAATGTTGAAGGTGTAATGAACTTCTGGAAAAACAGAGAACCTCAAATGGGAACAGAGCAATTATTAGATTATGATTTCTATGGTTTTTGGGAACCTTTGGTGGGTTGACAAATATCAAAAACTAAAGTAAGATAAATATGTACTTGAATCCTATTGTAGGATTTCTTAACAATTGTCGTTTAGTACTAATACAAAAAGTTTATGAAATTTTTCAAACAACTGATGCTTGCACCTGTTGCTCTTGGAATGATTGCACCTGCTGCACAAGCAGCAGACATTAATTTGGCAGCAGTCAACCAATATGCTTCGGCAGAACAGGTCACAAGTGTCAAACAATTTTCCGATGTAAAACCTACTGATTGGGCATATCAGGCACTTAGCAACCTTGTAGAGCGTTATGGTTGTGTAGCAGGATATCCTAATGGTACTTTTGCAGGTGGAAAAGCAATGACTCGTTTTGAGGCAGCAGCACTTCTGAACTCTTGCCTTGATCGTGTCACTGAAACAACAGATGAACTCAAAAAACTCCTTGCAGAGTTTGATACAGAGCTCACAATTCTGACTGCTCGTGTGGATGGACTTGAAAACAAAGTTCGTACTCTTCAAGCACAACAGTTCTCTACTACCACTAAACTGGCTGGTGAAGCAAGTATGATTCTAGGGGGTATTCCTGGATATACTGCTGCTGGTGTAAAAGGTTATGGAAACACAACCTTCAACTATGACCTTCGTATCAACTTGGATACATCATACACTGGTCAAGATTTGCTGCGTACTCGTCTGCGTACTGGTAACTTCTCCAAGTATCCTTTTGGTACTGCCACTAACAACATCTTCAAACTTGATAAGGCAGAAGATTGGAACAATGCAGTCTACATTGATCGTCTGTACTATCAATTCCCTGTTGGTAAGAACCAAGCAACCAAACTGACTATTGGTGCTCTGGTTCGTAACACTGAGATGGCTTGGATTCCAAGTGCATATAAGTCAAACATTCTTGATACATTTGCTGTTGGTGGCACTGGTGCTGTTTACAACAAGGCAACTGGTGAAGGTGTTGGTCTGCAATGGAAACAACCTGTTGCAAAAGGAAAACCTGCTTGGGTATTCAATGCCAACTATGTTGTTAATGGTTCTGGTGTGAATAGTGCCAATACAACTTGTACTGCTGGTTGTAAGAATGGTGCATCAGGTGCTGATAGTTCCTATGGTGTATTCAATTCTGAGTCTGGTATCAACATCATGACTCAACTTGGTTATAAGGCTCCTCAGTGGGGTGCAGCAGTTGGTTATCGTTATGGTACTACTCAATCTGGAGTTCGTGATGGTAATGGTGTTGCAGGTAGTACTCTTGGTCTTGGGCAGTATTCTAATGCTGTTGCTGTCAACGGTTATTGGCAACCTAAGAAAACTGGTGCAGTTCCCTCAGTCAGCGTAGGTTATGCTTATAACTTCGTTGAAGGTAACTCCACTTCTACTGGTGCAACTGCTCAGAAACAAGCACAATCTTCCAGGTCTTGGATGGTTGGTCTCCAGTGGGATGATGCATTCATTAAGGGTAATGCTGCTGGTATTGCTTTTGGACAACCTGCAAACTCTGCTGGTGCTTCTGGTAACAATCCTTGGTTGGTTGAGTGGTTCTATAAGTACCAAGTATCTGACAACATCTCAGTTACTCCTGCTCTGTTCTATGCATCTGGTTCAAGCAATTCAACCACAAATGCTGCTGCACAACCTATGTTCAATGGGTTGGGTGGTGTGATTCAGACAACCTTTAAGTTCTGATAATAAACTGGGGGGGTTGACAAACCTCCCTTTTTCATATATACTATTGTTATAAATCTTCACAAAAGTATAATGACTGTAACAACTAATGAGTTTGGGCAACAAAATATGTTTGCCAAAGAACCCACTATGTACATTTCTGATGAAGATGCCATTAAATATGGTATGATGACCCATAATGAAAGAGCAGAACTTGCTAATGGTCGTTGGGCTATGATGGGCATCATTACTGGACTTGCATCTTATGCTATCACTGGCAACCTATTTTTTGGACTTGCCTGACAAAAAACATTAATTCTTGCACAAAAACATTAATAGGAGAACTAAAATGAAAAAATTTGGATGGACACCTGAGACAGAGATTCTTAATGGTAGACTCGCAATGTTAGGTTTTGTAATTGCAGTGGGAACCTATCTTACAACTGGTCAGATTTTTCCAGGAATTTGGTAAGACCCTGACACAAATAAGTATTCATACTTATCCTTGCTCTAAATATAGGGCAAGGATTTTTTTGTTTAAATGGTATACTATTTCTTTTTAGTGTATTTTATATTAATGATGGGAGTGTTTATAATAAAGTCATCACAATCTAAATAAGGTAGTTGTTAAAAATATAATAAAATGAAAATTGATCTTCATAACTTTTTTCTACATTATGATCCAAAGAATCCAAAACACGTTGCAGCAGTAGAGCAATTTGAAAAAGATTTGGAACAAAAGCAACCAGATTTGATTCAAGATGAATCTAATTGGGTAAAAATATTCAGAGAAAAAGCACCAGTTCCTGCACAGGTAGGAGTTTTGGCAGTTCCATATTATCCTCAAACTGATAATTATAGAGATGCTAATCGTACTTGCAACAGTTCTTCTTGTGCTATGTGTCTTGAATATCTTAAACCAGGTACTCTAAAAGGAGCAAAGGGCGATGATGCCTATGTTCAAAAAGTGTTTGCAATTGGAGACTCAACAGATCACGCAGTTCAAACCCGTGTTCTTGAAAGTTATGGTGTTAAGTCACAGTTTAGTTACAATCTTTCTTTTGCTGATCTTGATAAGAGTTTATCTGCTGGTAAACCTGTCGTTATTGGTATTCTTCACAGGGGTTCTCTTTCTGCACCTACTGGTGGGCACATGGTTGTAGTGATTGGTAAGAAAGGTCAAGACTATGTGGTTAATGATCCTTATGGTAGTTTGAATGATGGTTATACTGGTGCTGTTACTAATGGTAAGGGTGCTGTGTATAAGAAGTCTGACTTAACTTGTAGATGGTTGGACCACGGTAAAGATAAGACTGGTTGGGGAAGAATTTTTAAATAATTATTTTTTAAACTTTTTTTTACCTTTTTTCCAAGGTCTTCTAATTGCCACTCTTATCTCAGCTGGTTGAGGTTTGGGTGGTATTCTTCTTTGTGATAAGAATATTCCATCATGGGTAAATAAACGAAATAACATTACTGCTAAAAGAATAAGTTTTTTCATTCATCCCACCCTTCCTGTTGATGTACCCAAACCTTTAAATCTTTAACGTATTTTCTTAATATCTGTGCTTGTTCTTCGTGCCAAGAATCACCAGTCTCCATCCAAAGTCTAGTATGATTGTCTATTGCTTTTAAGATATTATGAATGGGAGCATTCCAGCATTCACGCTTTGGGGTGTTCCATTCGCGTGCCATAATACCTCACTTTTTCTTACCACCATTTTTTGCTTTTTTTGCAGTAGCATTACCTTGATTTTGTTTGGATTGCTTTCCACCAGCAGATCCTTTCTTACCTTTATTTGATGACTTTGCCATCTTTGGTGATTGGTATATTTTATTATTTATCATAAATACTAATAAATGATTAAAAGAAATGGCAAAGAATTTATCTACAAATACAATATATCGTCTTTATGTAGAAAAGTTGGGTGCTGCACCCCCTGCATCATTTGTGGGTAATAAAGGTGAATTGTTTTATGATCCAAACATAGGAGATATTAGATATTCTGATGGAGTAACTCCTGGTGGTATTATTTCGCAATCTTCATTGGTTGCACTAAGTATCGTAATGGGTATGTGAGATTTATATAAATACTGTAAAAATAGAAATTATCATCAATGGCTAGAAAACTAAGATATAACTATACATTCACTCCATCAACTAATACTGTTGTTTTGAATGGATATGTTGATGCTAAAAGACTTCTTTTAATTACTAATGTAAAAACAAATACTGTAATTTACAATTTTGCAATCCCTACTTTAAGTTCTACTTCTATAACTTACAGTAGTGCAACTGATCAAACTAGTATTGTTCTTACATATAATTGCTCTGCAATGGCAGCAACTGATCCTCTTCAAATCTATACAGAAGAAGATGCAGTTACAATGACTGCATCAGAAGTTCTTCAAGATCCAGTAAATAAATTTAGAACTTCTCAACCACAAGCACTGATTGATACTGACTTTGAATATGGACCACAGATTTCAAAATGGGAAAATATAGCAACAATTAATAATCGTCCTTTTGCTTTTCCTTCTGCTGTTGGTGTAGGCACAATTAATTCTATAAATCTTCCAAATGGTTCTAGAACAGTTACAGTTGGATTAGCAACAGCAGCACCTGGAATTGGAACTGCAATTACTGTTCAAGATACTTATTTAAATATTGCGAATGGAAATTTCCTTGTAGAATCTGTAAGTGGAGCAGGAAATACAATTTTTACATATACTGCAAGAGCAACAAATACTGGAATAGTTACTAATATTCTTGATTCAAATAAAACTAATATTTTTGGTGGGACAGTTTATGCTAATGCTGCAATTGGTGGAACTCCAATATTTGGGTGGACTGCTGGTCAAGTAATTCCTGTAACTACAACAGTTCCACACGGTCTTGCAATTGGAAATGAAGTTGCAATTGTTGGAACAAACCAAGTAAATGCAAATGGTTCTTATATTGTTGCAGGTATTACAAGTTCAAGAACCTTTACTTATTATTCAGTTACTGCACCAGCAGCAAACCCAACTGGTGGTTTGATTTATGTGAGACCACAAGGACAATTCTTACATAGACCATTTGATGGTGGAGTATTCTTCACAAGTAATGCAACTTCCAACTTTGAAACAGCAACTCGTCAAACAAGAAGATATTTCCGTTATCAATCTGGTAAAGGTATTCAAATTAGTTCTGGTACAATTCTTAAACCAAATCTTCAAATTGATTCTTTAACTTCTACTGGATTAAGTATTGGAAGTACCATTACTGTTCAAACCAAAGAACAACATAATATTCAGGCAGCAACTCCAGGAACTACAATTACAATTTCTGGTGCAAATGAAACTGGTTATAATCAAACTTATAGTGTAACTTCTATAACTGGGTATAATACTTTCCAAGTTGCTGCATTAGCAGGACTTACATCTACAACTGCTTCTGGTCCTTATAATTGCAATGTTTCTGGTTGGTATGGATGCTCCAATCGTCTTGGAACTTTTGATGCACAAAATGGTATTTTTTATGAGTTTGATGGACAAACACTCTATGCTGTTCGCAGAAACTCTACTTTTCAAACTTCTGGAAAAGTAAGTGTTACAAGTGGAATTAATACAGTAACACAAACAAACTCAACATTCCCAACAGCATTTTCAAAACAATTAAATATTGGAGACTTTATTGTTATTCGTGGTCAATCATATCGTGTTGTTGATATTGCAAGTGATACTAGCTTAACAATTTCTCCTTCTTATAGGGGAACAACTGCTGATTATGCAATAGTTTCAAAAACTGTTGATACAAAATATCCACAATCATCTTGGAATCTTGATAAATGTGATGGTACAGGTCCTTCTGGATATAATATTGACCTTACCAAGATGCAGATGTTCTATATTGATTATTCTTGGTATGGTGCTGGATTTATTCGTTGGGGATTTAGAGCTACAAATGGGGATGTAATTTACTGCCATAAAGTTCCAAATAATAATATTAATACAGAAGCATATATGCGTTCTGGAAACCTACCAGCAAGATATGAAAGTGAAAGCAGACCTCCAACAACTAAAATTACTACTAATTTAGGAACAACTGATACTATTGTTGGTGTAGCAAGTACTGCAGGTTTCCCAACTGCTGGAACATTATGCATCAGAAATGCAGAAATTTATGAGTATGTGAATTATGCAGGAATTGGAACAACTGCATTCACTGGATTAACCAGAGGACAATCTGGTATTGGTTCTCTTGCTCTTACTGTTGCAGTAGGTTCTAATGTGGCAACTGCATCTACAACAAACTTGCAAGTAGGACAAAGAATTATAGGTGTTGGAGGTACAGGTTTCCCAGATGGAACTTATATTAGTGCCATTGGTACTGGATCTGTTACATTAAGTCAATCAGCAACCACAGCAAACCCAACAGTGGCAGCAGTTGCAATGGGGGCAACATCGGGGCAAGCATTTACATATTCTGTAACTGATCCAGTTGCTGTTGAACTTGCATTCCCAACTTATGGACCTTCTATTTCCCACTGGGGAACTAGTGTAATTATGGATGGTAGATTTGATGATGATAAATCGTTGGTCTTTACTTATGGTCAAATACCATTTACTAATATACCTACTGGTTCTACAAAAGCACTCTTCTCCATTAGAGTTTCTCCATCAGTAGATAATGGTATTGCTGCACCATTTGGATCAAGAGAATTGATTAATAGAATGCAGTTGGTTCTTCGTACTCTTGACCTTACAACAAAAACAAGTGGTGCAAACTTCTTGGTGAGAGCATATTTGAATGCAATTCCAAGTACTGCAACACCTTGGACAAATGCTGTTGGTAATGTTCCTGGAGCACTGAATTCAAGTTTGGCACAAATTGCTGATTATGGTGGTCCTAGTAATACTACTACAGTATCTGGTGGTGAGGTTACTGCTGGATTCTTTGTTAACAATACATCAAGTATTGAATTGGATAAAGTTCGTGACTTGGGCAACTGCATTCTTGGTGGTGGAGGAGCAACTTCCAATGTTCAAATTTATCCTGATGGACCTGATGTTCTTACAATTACTGCAACAAATGTAGGTGCATCAGCAGTTGATGTACTTGCAAGACTTTCCTGGACTGAGGCACAGGCATAAACAACTTAATACATTTTTATCCCCTTTCCTTGGAGAGGGGATTTTTTTTTTGTATAATAGAATGATTTATGATATAATAAATATGAGTAGAAGAAAGTAATTAGTATTATAAGTGGCACTTAAAAAACCATCAGATCTGTTTGATAAAACCGCAGAAGAAAATAATATTCAAATTGTTGAATCCGATAATACTTTACGTGAAGAATTAGTTAAAGTAGAAAATCTTTCTGAACAAGTAATCCAACTTCAACAGGAATTATCACAGAAAGTTATTAAGAGTGATTTGGAAAGTTTAGTGCTTTCTCAAATCAATACTATGCAGGAGAACTTTGATTATCTGCAAAATGATTTTAGAAAATCAAACAAAAAAGATATTGTAGAGTTCAAAGAAAGAGTATCAGAACTCACTGAGATTGTTGGTAACCTTGTAGAGAATGAACTTCCAAAGTATAGGAAGCAAGTTACCAAGAATGAAGTTGCTATTGATGAAAAATTTAATGAATTTATTATTGGTATTAGAAATGAAATTGATACCAAAGTTAATGATATTGCAGAAGTCATTGATACTAATTTAGAATATTTTAATACACAACTTCAAGAAACTTCTTCTGAGTCAAAGAACACATCTGATACTTATAACAAACTTTCCAAAATTTTAGAAAGTAAAGTATCAAAAGAGAATGAAAGAAATGATATTTATATTAATGAAAAAATTAATAAATTAAAAGGAAATGTAGAAGAACATATTGATGGTATTGAGAAAGAAGTAACTGTTAAAATTGATGGTATTAAAGAAGTAGTTGATACTAATTTAGAATCCTTTAATACTCAACTCCAAGAAACTTCTTCTGAGGTAAAGAAAACAACAGATACTTATAATAAACTTTCTAAGATTTTAGAAAATAAAGTATCAAAAGAGAATGATAAACTAGAAGAATATTCTCAGATTATTGAATCACTTCATAAATCATTTGTAGAACTTGAAGAATCACTTCAAGAAAAAACTTCCACATACAATCAAATTATTGAAGAGAAGATTGAAACTATTTCATCTGATGTAAAAAATAAAATTAATAGTATTGATGAAAATGTAACCAATAGAATTGATAGTATTGATGAAGAAGTAAATACTATCAAAGATAAAGTATCCTCTGAGATTTCAAATATTAAATCTGATGTTGTTATTAATGAACAACATATTAAGAATGTAGATAAGTATCTTCAAAATCATCATAAGGAACTTGTAAAACTTAAAGAAGAAGTATTTGGTGAGATAGAACAAATACCAGTTGGAAATATTCAAGAGAACCTTGAAAGACTTGAAAAGAAAATTGATTACATTAAGGAAACTTATTCTAAGATTAAACCTGAAACTATTGTAAGGGAGGTCATCAAAGAAGGTCTTCTTAATGAACCACCAGATACAAAAAACTCTGACCCACTTACGCCATTAGATCAAAAGTTTGTAACTCTGGACCAACTTCAAGAACACTATCGTTTATTCATTAATCGTATTCAACAACAACTCTCAACTCTTGGAGGTGGTGGAGAAACTCAATTAAGATACTTGGATGATATTGTAGGTATTGCCACAAACTCAATTGCTTATGATGGCAAGTATTTACAATGGAACTCTACAACCAATAAAGCAGAGTTTGTGTCTGTAAGTGGTGGTGGGGGATCTATTGCCACTTATGCAACATCAGCAGGTATTGCCACTTATGCTACAAGCTCTGGTATTGCAACTATTGCTGGTTATGCTACAAGCTCTGGTATATCAACTGTTGCACAAGGTCTTACAGGAACACCTAATATTTCTGTTGGATTTGTAACTGCTTCACAATTGCAAGTTAATGATGGTGGAAATTTCACTGGTATAGTAACAGCATCATCATTTTCTGGTAATGCATCATCAGCAACTTATGCAACATCAGCAGGTATTGCCACTTATGCTACTAGTTCTGGTATTGCCACTTATGCAACAAAAGCAGGTGTATCTACAAGTGTTATAGGTGGTATTGGATCCATTACACAACTTAATGTTTCTGGTAATCTTGGCATAGGAACGGTTGGAATTAATTCAATATTCTCAACAACTGATATTCAATCTTGGTATTATACAAACAAATCAAAATCAGTAACCACTGATGATGGAACACCAACTGCTGTTTATGTTGGTGCATCAGGAACTGCAATGTTTATTGTTGGTGATGGTAACAATAGAATTATACAATATACTCTTTCCACACCTTATGATGTAAGTACTGCTGGTGTTGCTGTTACATTTTTCTCTACTGCATTGCAAGACACTAATCCCAGTGGAATTGATTTTAATACAACAGGAACAAAAATGTTTGTTTCTGGACAAACTGCTCTTGCTCCATTGATTGTTGGTGGTGAGTATGTTCATGAATACTCATTATCAACTGCTTGGAGTGTTGATCCAACAAGTGTTGGATGGACTACGAGTTATAATGTAACAGAAGATACTTTACCAGCTGGAGTTATTTTTGGAAATAGTGGTTCCAAGATGTATGTTGTTGGTAATACAGGTGATGCTGTTTATCAATATTCACTTTCCACACCATACAGTCTTGCTTCTGGTGTGACCTATGATAATATTTCACTGGTCTTAGGAACAAATCCAATTCTATTAGAAATTAACCCAAATGATATTTCATTCAATTCCACAGGAACTGTATTATGGATTGTTGGAAATACAAATGATAGAATTTATGAATTCCGTTTAGGAACTGCTTGGGATATTTCTACTGCTGTATTTTATGATGATGTTTATATTGGATTTAATGAACTTGTAGTAACAGGACTTCATGTCATACCAGGACAGAATATTGCTTATATTGTTGGTTCTACCAGTGATACTGTATTCCAATATTCAACAAATACACCAGCACTTGAAATTGCTTCCAGTGGTATTTCAAGTGTTTCTTCAATTGTTCTGAATAATGAAACCAGAGTAAAGGATAAGTTATATGTAAAAGGACTTGCACACTTTGATGGTAATATTGTTACACAAGGAACCTTGACAGTTGATAGTGCAACAACAATATCAGCAGGTTCATTGACTGTTACTTCTGGTACTTTTACAGCAGGTAATAATAGTGCAGGACTGCTTGGTGGTAATACTACAACTACCATTGCTTTTGCTAGTGGTCAAACAACAGGAACTTTAACTATTGGTGGAGCATCACAAACTGGTATAATGTCTGTTGGAGTATCAACAGCATCACAAACCACCAACATTCAAGCAGGTGCTAATGCATCTGCAACAACCAAGACAATTAACCTTGGTACTGGTGGTCTTTCTGGTTCCATTACTCAAATCAATATTGGACCAACTGCTGGTATTGGTACTGTTGTTATTAACACTGGAACTAATGTTGGCATTGGAACCACAGTATTAACAGGAACTGCATCACAACCACTTCAAGTTACTGGTGGTGCTTATGTTTCTGGTAATATTGGTATTGGTAGAACAAATCCATCATATAAATTAGAAACTCTTGGCACTATTGCAGGATACTCTCCAGATACAACATCGGTAGCAACTCTTGCAATTAGTAATGTGGGAGTGTGTGATCTAACAGCATACAAAGTTACTGGTGGTACTTTAACATTTAAGGTTGCAGATACTGGTGGAGTTAATCAAGAAAGAGTGAGAATTATAAGTTCAGGTAATGTTGGCATAGCAACCACAAATCCAACATCAACACTTACAGTTGCTGGTACTGCTTTAATTACTGGAATCACAACAGTTGGTCTAGGAACAACATCAACTCCTCCAAGTAATTCTCAAATGAGTTTTGAACTTATTACTGATACAAACTTAAGAATTAAGGTTAGGGGAACTGATGGTGTTTTAAGAAGTGCTAATATAACACTGGCATAATCCCCTTGACAGCACTAGCATCCAGTGCTATGATAAATAGATGTTAAGGAATCAACACATTTCTTAATCTTCTGTAACCGAGATCATCAGAAGTAAAGCATCTCTCATACCTACACTGGAGGGTGGTGTAGGATATATTGTAATCGTTCAATTCCCCTTGGACTCATACTTACCCTTTTACGAAAATGACTGCTACTATTGCTACACGCAATTCTACTAACCTCTGGGAATCTTTTTGCCAGTGGGTTACTTCTACAAACAACCGTCTCTATGTGGGGTGGTTTGGTGTATTGATGATTCCAACGTTGCTTGCTGCAACTATTTGTTTCATCATTGCTTTTGTTGGTGCTCCTCCTGTGGACATTGACGGCATTCGTGAACCTGTCTCTGGTTCATTAATGTATGGAAACAACATCATCTCTGGTGCTGTTGTTCCTTCTTCTAATGCTATTGGACTTCACTTCTATCCTATCTGGGAAGCTGCTTCCTTAGATGAATGGTTGTACAATGGAGGACCTTTCCAACTTGTTGTCTTTCACTTCCTCATTGGTATCTACTCCTATATGGGTCGTGAATGGGAACTCTCTTACCGTCTAGGTATGCGTCCTTGGATTATGGTTGCTTACTCAGCACCTGTTGCTGCTGCATCTGCTGTATTCCTTGTGTATCCTTTCGGTCAAGGTTCTTTCTCTGATGCTATGCCTTTGGGCATTTCCGGTACTTTTAACTATATGCTTGTCTTCCAGGCAGAGCATAACATTCTGATGCACCCTTTTCATATGTTGGGTGTTGCTGGTGTCTTCGGTGGTTCTCTCGCATCAGCCATGCATGGTTCATTAGTAACCTCATCGTTGGTTCGTGAAACAACCGAAACTGAAAGTCAGAACTATGGTTATAAGTTTGGACAAGAGGAGGAAACATATAATATAGTAGCTGCACATGGCTATTTCGGTCGCCTTATCTTCCAATATGCTTCCTTTAATAACTCACGCAGTCTCCACTTCTTCCTAGCTGCTTGGCCCGTTGTAGGCATCTGGTTCGCTGCTCTTGGTGTTTCCACGATGGCATTCAATTTGAACGGATTTAACTACAATGGTTCTATCATGGACAATCAAGAACGTGTAATTCCTACTTGGGCAGACATTCTTAACCGTGCTGGTCTCGGTTTTGAAGTAATGCATGAGAGAAATGCACATAATTTTCCTTTAGATTTGGCCAGCACTGAGACAACTCAGGTTGCTCTTACTGCACCTTCCATTGGTTAATAACCACTCATAAAATGAGTAAAACTACCCCTATATGGGGTAGTTTTTTTATGCAAATAAATACCTATAAGTCGCAGGTACTTATGGGTCCTCTGCATTCGCCTAAGGACTATTTGTTTAATCTTCATACATCATCTAAAAGTGAAGCAAAGCGATTATGGAGGCAGAATATAAAGGATGCATGGAATCACCAATGTGCTTATTGTGAATCTGACCAAGACATAACACTAGATCATATCCTACCCCAGTGTAAGGGAGGTCTAGATATTAAGACAAATGTAGTGGCATGTTGCCATTCTTGTAATCAATCTAAGGGACATACACCTTGGGAGGAATGGTATTATAATCAGTGTTTCTTTTCAGAAGAAAACTATGGTAAAATTAATGACTGGATGAAACCAGAAAAACCATCTAATTTGTATAGATATCCTCCTAGAAGAAATTATATTCCTTAAATGATAACCTCAGAAACTCCTTATAAACTTGCAGAAATTATTCATGATACTTGGCCTAATCTTTACAGACCAATAAAGATGGATTATAATAATAAGAAAGAATTAAAATCTAAGAATGAACAAGTATAATACAGAAGATTATTTTTCTGTGATTGATATTAAAACTGGTAGAAAAATTTTAGATTGTGGTGAGGAACAAGATGCACTGGCAATGGTAGCATTTGATTCTGCCAATCGCACCTATACAAGAAATAAGTTTCTGATGGGTCAGGTAGTTGATATAGAAATGCCAAAGGCACTTCCAACCACAAACATTTCAGTGTCTAATGCCCAAGAAAATATTAGTCATCTGAAACAACTTGGGCAAATCAAACTACCACAAGGGCAACAAGAACCTTTTAATGTTAGAGTATGAAAGTATGTCATGTAGTTTTTTCTACCAATAGGATAGAATTTCTCAAAAAAACTTTTAAAGCAAATGAAAAATTTGATTATACTGGATTAGATGTCCATCATCTTTTTATTGATGATTATCCTATGGGTAGGGATGATAATTTTATCAAAGAGTTTGCTGAGTCTTATGGGTATAATGAAATCATTTTACACAAAGAAAATTTAGGAATCACTAAAACCTGGCAGGAACTTTTTGATTTAATAAAAGATAGGGATTATGATTATATTCTTCATCATGAAGATGATGTTGAGTTAATGTATCCATTAAAAGTAATGGATATGATTGAACTTCTTCAACAGGATAATACTCTTTCTCAAATTCAATTGAAAAGAAATAATTGGTATGGACATGAGACAGAACAAATTGGTCCCAAAGAAGATGATGTAATTTTTAAAAATTATAGGTATGAAAAAGCAACACCATATTTTTGGATGTTGATGTCATTGTATCCTGCATGGATTGCTAAGGAACCAATCTTAGAAGAAATGGGATTCAATCCATCAGAGTCAGTTGTTGCCCATTACTTGCAACAAAAATATAATATTGGGGCAGGATTATTAAAGACTATTGATGGTGGTATGATGGTCAATCATATTGGAGATTACTTCCATGGCAAAAGAGTTTCAGAAAATGAACCTGGATGGGAAGGATTTAAAACTATTGATCCTAATGTAAAATATTGTTCAAGAACAGGAGCATATTGGAATGAGAGTTAATTTAATAATAGCAGATGATTTCTATAATAATCCTGATGATGTAAGAAACTTTGCATTGCATCAAGAATTTTCTGTACGTGGAAACTATCCTGGCATAAGAACCAAATCATTTTTAACTGATAGTAATAAAGAAGTTATTAATTCTCTTGTATCTCATGCTGCTGGTGGTGTAACTGATTGGTTACTTGATGAAAATGGTGATGGATATACTGGTGCATTTCAAATATGTACTGCTATGGATCGTACTTGGATTCATTCTGATTATCATAATATGTGGGCAGGGGTTTGTTACTTAACGCCAGATGCTCCTTTGAGTGGAGGTACTGCTCTTTACAAACATAAAGAAAGTGGTAATAGGGAATCAATAGATAAAGTAGATTATGGTGAACATGGATATGATTATACTAAATGGGATGTTGTAGATAGAATTGGTAATGTTTACAATAGATTAATTTTATATCCTGGTAAATTATTCCATGCTTCTATTGACTATTTTGGTAGTGATATGTATAATGGTAGATTATTTCAAACCTTCTTTTTTAATACTAGATATTAACCAATTATGAATTTTACAGTTTACAGTAAAAGGGCATGTCCTTATTGTGATAAAGTTAAAACAGTCCTCAATGCAGTAAGTATTTCAAAGGGTTCTCCTGTTGTTTGTTATGAACTTGATACTGATTTTACCAGAGAAGAGTTCTATGCAGAGTTTGGACAAGGTTCAACATTTCCTCAGGTGATTATGAACCAACAACATCTTGGAGGATGTTCTGATACAGTTAGATACTTGCAAGAAAATTCTTTGCTTTGAAGAGTTCTATAAATAATAACAAGACCCCTGATAACAGGGGAGTTGAATTACTTTTGAGAAGGAGGACTCCAAGTAAAAAAACATTTTCAATATGTTTTGAAAGGGTGGTTTCTTTCTTAAATAGAAAAATAACCATCTACTTTAATTTTTCCTTGAATATAGGAAAACCAAAGTAGTTTAGGAGAATTAAAATGATAGCAATAGCTCTTGTTTTTTCAGTGTTGTTTGTTTTATTATCATTAGTTGTTGGTGGTTTAGTTGGATGGACGCTCAAACAGCATCTTTCTCAAAGGGAACCATACACATATCATCCAGAAATGTTTGATGAAAATGGTAATGTAATGTCTGATGAACTTATAGCATTCAGATTTGAGAATACTGAACATATGGAAGAGGAAGAAGATTTAGAAGATTAACTAATGGAGATTGAGTTATGAGATTACCACCAGATCAATTGGTGTCTGAAGTTATTCAAAGAGTTTCTAATGCTAAAACTAGAGACGAAAAGATTGAAATCTTGAGACATTATGATAGTCCTGCTTTAAGGTCAGTTCTTATTTGGAATTTTCATTCCAAAGTAGAATCTGTATTTCCTGCAGGAGATGTTCCTTATACCCCTAATGATGCTCCTGCTGGGACAGAGCATACAAGGTTAATTCACGAATGTAGAAAGTTTAATTACTTTGTAAAGGGTGTAAGTGATATTAGTCAGACTAAAAGAGAAGTAATGTTTATTCAAGTATTGGAATCACTTCATCATTCTGAGGCAGAAATTCTTTGTCTTATCAAAGATAAACAACTTCATAAAAGATTTAAGATTACCAAAGTTGTAGTTCAGGAAGCATTTCCTGATATAGTTTGGGACTGATTAATGGAAGGAAAAATTAATATTATCCATAGAGACTGTCAACAATCTGCTGCAAAGGATAAATCCCTTCCATTAAATTCATATATTGTATCATACAAATCCAAAGATAAAGTAGTGTATGATATAGTACAAGGAACACAAGTTGCTATTTTTGATCATTATTATGATCAATATAGAAATCTTCTTTCTATGAAATGGACAGAAGGTAGAGTTAATCCAAAGATGTATGGATATACTGCTAAGAAGGTGAAGAAATAATGGGGAAGCATTATCTATTAAATCTTTATGGATGCTCAGAAGTTCTTTTGAACAATGAGCATTTTCTTATGGATTTATTAGAAAATGCAGCAGCAGCATCAGGAGCCACAGTTTGCCAAACTGTTTATAAAAAGTTTGAACCACAAGGTGTTACTGTTCTTTGTTTACTTTCTGAAAGTCATATAAGCATCCACACTTGGCCTGAAGAAGAGAAGGCTGCTGTGGATGTTTATACTTGTGGGGATTGCAATCCTAAGATAGGATGTGATATAATTATTCAGCAACTCAAAGCAGAAACTCATACCATGAGTTATATTGAAAGATAATGAATCAAGAAAGAATTAGAATGATTGTTAGGAATATGGAACTTTTAGTTCATTCTTTAAAACAAGAACTTGAATCAATTCCTGATAAAATTATTACAAAAGAAGATGCTATTATTGGTCCATATGAAGGAGATTATGATGAGGTATTTGGTGGATGAAACTTAAAAAAATGTTGAGGACTCTTAGAGAAGTAACAGAAAAACAATCTGAATTGTATACTTTGGCAGAGATGGATTATATGAAACATCAACTTGAAGTAATTGAAAGTGAAATTAAAAGAATTGAACACAGAGACTACAAAGGATTTGGAAAAAATGAATCAAAAAGTTAAACTTATTTCAGTAACACCTGATGCAGAAAAGCATATGGCTTACTGTGCTCGTGTAAGTAATCCAAATAATCAAGAGAATGATAACTTTTCTGGTCTTCTCAAATATTGTATTAAACATCAACATTGGAGTATCTTTGAACAGGCATCAATGACTGTGGAGATTAATACTACCCGTGGTATTGCAGCACAGATTTTGAGGCACAGAAGTTTTACATTCCAAGAGTTTTCACAGAGGTATGCAGATACAAATTTGTTGACTTCTACTATCCCTCTTCCAGAACTTCGTAGGCAGGACACAAAGAACCGTCAGAACTCCACAGATGACCTTCCAGCAGACCTTAAAATTGAACTCTACTCCAAGATCCTAGATCACTTTACTGCTGCTCAGGACCTCTACAATGAACTCCTAGAAGCAGATGTGGCAAAGGAGTGTGCAAGGTTTGTATTGCCCTTAGCAACTCCTACAAGACTTTATATGACTGGTTCTGTGCGTTCTTGGATTCATTACATTGATTTGCGTTCTGCTCATGGAACTCAGAAAGAACATATGGATATTGCAGAAGCAGTTAAATGTATTTTTACCTGTCAGTTTCCTTCTGTATCTGCTGCTCTTGAATGGACTCGTGAATATTGTCCAGAGTGTCAAGATGCTCCTTCTATTATCATAGAATAAATATTTTTATATTTGATATATCTTATGGCAATTTATCCAATTAAAAACAAAGAAACAGGAGAAACCAAAGTAATTGAAATGAGTGTTCATGATATTACTGAATGGTACAAAGACAATTCAGAATGGCAAAGGGATTGGTCACAAGGATGTGCTACACCAGGAGAAGTTGGTGAATGGAAAGACAAACTAATTGCCAGAAATCCTGGATGGAATGATGTTCTTGAAAAATCCAGCAGAGCACCTGGTTCACGTGTAAAGAAAATCTAACCTAAAAATATGGCAAGAAACAGAAGAAGGAATGTATCAGAAGATTCTGTTGATATTGGCACTACTAACAATAAAAATAGAAAAAAAAGAAAAGCACTTAATTCAGATAGTTTAGTTGATATTCAACCATTAACTAAAAACCAGACAATTTTATTTGATGCTTATGATTTAGATAAACATCTATTTGTCTATGGATGTGCTGGTACTGGTAAGACATTCTGTGCATTATATCTTGCACTCAAAGATGTTTTAGATGAACTAACTCCTTATGATAAAGTAGTTATTGTCAGATCACTTGTTGCTACAAGAGAGATTGGTTTCCTTCCTGGTGACCATGAAGATAAGTCAAGTCTTTATCAGATTCCTTATAAGAATATGGTAAGGTATATGTTTGAACTTACTTCTGATGCTGAGTTTGAAATGCTTTATGGAAATCTTAAAGCACAGGAAAGTATCAAGTTCTGGAGTACATCATTCCTTAGAGGTACTACATTAGATAACTCCATTATTATTGTGGATGAATGTCAAAACTTGAATTTTCATGAACTTGATAGTATAATTACAAGGGTTGGTGACAACTCTAGGATTATGTTCTGTGGAGATGCTACTCAATCTGACCTTACCAAAAATAACGAAAGAGATGGTATTCTAAACTTTATGAAAATCATCCAAAGAATGCCTGAATTTGAATCTATTGAATTTGGTATTGAAGATATTGTTAGATCTGGATTAGTCAAATCTTATATTGTTAATAAAATAGCAGCTGGTTTTTAATGTTCAATCATATTGATATTTCTCTTCCCAAACTTGAAAGGGAAGAGATTGATGGCGTAAGATATTATAAAGTGCCTGGGGAGGATAACCTTTCCAGGTTGGTTTCTATTACATCAGTTACAAGTTTTCATAACAGACACATCTTTGAGAAGTGGCGAAAGAAAGTAGGAGAAGCAGAAGCAACCAAAGTTAATAAGCAAGCAACCAGTCGTGGGACTGATATGCATACCTTAACTGAAAACTATCTTCTTAATGTTCCAGAACTTCCTAAGGTCCAACCCCTTTCAGAAACTTTATTTAAGATTGCTAAACCAGAATTAAATAAAATAAATAATATCTATTCATTAGAAGGTGCTCTGTATAGTAAAGTTCTTGGTATTGCAGGTACTGTGGATTGTATTGCAGAATATAATGGAGAACTTTCTATTATTGACTTTAAGACATCAAAGAAAGCAAAACCCAGAGAATGGATTGAACATTACTTTGTTCAGGCAGTAGCATATGCTTGTATGTTCTATGAGTTGACTGGAATCCCTGTTAAAAAACTTGTCATTCTTATGGCTTGTGAAGATGGGGATTGCGTTGTCTATGAAGAGTATGATAAAATGAAGTATATTAAGTTACTTAATGGATACATTAAAGATTTCATCCAACACAAATTAAAAGAATATGGAAACTAAATTAAAGAATGCATTAGAATCAAAGTTTTTATGCCAGGCAAAATTTTCTCAACTAATTGAAGATTTAGTGAAGAACAATGAGGATATGAACTACATTGATGCAATAGTGCATTACTGTGAAGAGAATGGATATGAAGTAGATTCAGTTAGTAAACTTATTAGTAAACCATTAAAGGAAAAACTTAAATGTGATGCTATTAATTTAAATTTTTTAAAAAGAACATCCAGAGCTAAACTTTTGATATGACGCCATTTGATGCCTACAAAACTTACCTTGCATTAAAGAATCATTTTGGTAAATCAAATTATGATTATTTTAAATATGCAGGTAAGTCAAGGGCATCAGTAGCATCATTTGAAAAACGTAAAGATAAGTATTGGTTTGAAAGAATTAGTAGACAGAAGAATGATAATGAAATCAAAGAGTTCTTTGTTTCTAATTTGGTAGAAGCAGATGATCCTAACAGTGTATGGATTGGAAATGTAATTAGGGATGGGGACAGTTACTATAAAGAATGGCAGAAGAGACAACAAAGTTTGAAGTACTTGTTTACTCAACAGTCAGAGGAGATGTTGTCTGAAAGCAACTTAGAGCAGTTATTTGATTGTTCAAGGCAACATCCACCAGTTCTTAAAATGTTCCTGAGTGGGAAAATTTGTATAGAAACACTAGTCATTTGGGATAAAATATTCCTGTTCAGGAATAATTTAGATAAGAAACTTTTAGATCCTGTATGGGAATTAGTGTCATTAAAGATACAAAAATATTCTCCATTCCTAAATATTGATGTAGAGGATTACAAAAAAGTTTTAAGGAATATTGTGTAGAGGGTATATGTCTTTCTTTGATTCAGAGATAGTAAAGAAGGAATTAAAGAGTATAGAAACTCTTCAAAGGCAATTGACAAGAAGCGTATTGAGATTGCCTATAATGTCTAAGGTAGAAAAGTTAGAGCATGTTAATCTTCTATCTGAACTTTTAGAAAAACAAAAGATATTGTATACAAGGGTAAGTTTATCTGATGACCCAGAAGCAGTTGAAATGAAGGGACGTATTTTAGAATCTTCAAAGCTTCTTGGGTATGGGGATGCTGGTAATATGTCTGTTGTTTTTGAAAATATGCAAAAGGTTATTCAAAGATTAAAAAGGGAAGCAGAGGTTGACAAGTAGCCTCTGCTTTGCTATGATGTTTTTTATATAAATAATAATGGACCCCCTAAGTTAATATAAAAATGGCAGTCATATATGAGATTGTAAATAATAAAAATAATAAAGTTTACATAGGTCAAGCAAAGGATTTAAAATCAAGAATAAGGTCTCATAAATATTCTGCTAAAAATAAAAATACTCCTTTATATTCTGCTATAAGTAAATATGGGTGGGATTACTTTACTATTAATATTATTGAAGAATGTGATAAAACTTTATTGAACGATAGAGAAGTGTATTGGATAAGTCAAAAAAAATCCATTTATCCAAATGGATATAATCTTTTAATTGGTGGAAATCAATCTGATCATAATGAATATACTAAAATAAAAATATCTAAAAAAAGAATAGGCATAAAATTTTCTCAAAAACATAAAGATAATCTAAGATTATCTCATTTAGGATATGTAATGCCAGATGAACAAAAAAGAAAAATATCACAATCAAGTAAAGGTAAAGTATACTCAGAAGAAACAAAGAAAAAACTTACTTTTTCTCAACCACATAGAAAATCAATAGGTAGGTTTGATAAAAATAAAAATCTTTTAGAAATCTATGATAGTATAAAATCTGCTTCTAAAATTTTGGGGTGTACTGCAAGTCACGTTTCAGAATGCTGTAATGGAAAAAGAAAAATGAAAAAAATTTTGGGAGATGATTTTTTAAAGCACTTGACATAATAATCAATATGGTATATACTAGTAATGGTTGGAGTTTCTGACCATTTTATCCTATTAATCTTTAAATCCTATGTCCTTTCAAAATCTTAAAAAACAATCTTCTCTTGGTTCTTTGACTTCTAAACTCATTAATGAAGTTGAAAAACTTAATACTAGTAGTTCAACTTCTGATGATAGAATTTTTAAACCTCAGGTAGATAAAGCAGGTAATGGTTTTGCTGTTATTCGCTTCCTTACTGCACCAGAAGGTGAAGACCTTCCCTGGGCAAAGGTGTATACTCATGCATTCCAAGGCACTGGTGGGTGGTTTATTGATAACTGCCTGACCACAGTTAATCAAAACTGCCCTGTGTGTGAAGCAAACCGTGAGTTGTGGAACACAGGTAGTAAAGCAAATCAAGAAATTGTTCGTGAGCGTAAGCGCAAACTGTCTTACTACTCAAACATCTATGTTGTGAGTGATAAGGCACACCCTGAAAATGAAGGTCGTGTGTTCCTTTATAAGTATGGTAAGAAAATCTTTGATAAGATTATGGCTGCTATGCAACCAGAGTTTGAGGATGAAACTCCAATCAATCCTTTTGATTTCTGGGCTGGTGCTAACTTCAAGGTAAAGATTACCAAGAAGGATGGTTACTGGAACTATGATAAATCAGAGTTTGAAACTCCTGGTACACTTGGAGATTTTGATGATGATGTGCTTGAAGGAATCTGGAAGAAGGCATACTCTCTTACAGATTTTACCAATCCAGAATCTATGAAGACCTATGAACAACTTGATACTCGTTTGAAAGCAGTTCTAGGTAAACCCAAAGCACAATTTAAGGTTGATGAATCCTTTGAGAATGAGGAAGAGTTCTCTGCTCCTCCTAAGAAGGAACCATCATTCACTATTTCCAAATCTTCAACAGATGAAGATGAGGATGATACCTTACAATATTTTCAAAGGTTAGCTGAGGAGTGATTATCTAAGGGAGGGCATATGCCCTCCTTTTTTATGCAAAGATAAATAAAATAAATAAACCCTATAATAATGGCAAAAAAAGTAATATTTTCTGGGTCTAGCCCTAATGATGGTACTGGGGATACCTTATATGAAGGCGCAAATAAAATTAATGATAATTTTGCTGAGATTTATAATAAATTTGGAGATGGTAGTGATTTATATAATGTAACAGGACCACAAGGTGCACAAGGACCTATTGGACTTCAAGGATTTCAAGGATTTACTGGACCCCAAGGTGCACAAGGAATTATTGGACCACAAGGTGCACAAGGACCACAAGGTGCACAAGGACTTATTGGACCACAAGGTCCACAAGGACTTAGAGGTCCACAAGGTTCTGCTGCAACTAATTATTGGGTATTAAATTCTTCTGGAATTAATACAACATCTAATGTGGGTATAGGAACCACAACACCAACACAATTATTTCAAGTTGGTTCTGGTTCAACAAGATCAATGGTAGTCACTGGTATTGGTTCTGTTGGTATAGGATCTACAATTCCTCAATACAGTTTAGATGTTAATGGAAATGTGAGAATAACAGGAAATCTTATAAGTTCAAGTACTGTTGCATTAAGTATTGCTATGGGAATGTGATTATCTTGGTGAAAGAACTCTTAAACTTTCTCCTTTTTTGGTAGAATCATTTACATATTGAGAAGAGAAACCATAAGACATAATCCTCTTCATATCATCAATAGCAGTTTGTAAGTATCTATTTCTTAGTACATAGATATTTCTCTTCTTATCATTCTGTTGTATTTCATATTCATAAACACTTACCATTTTGACTGGTGTTACTGTTACTATATTTCCAACTTGGTAAAATAAAGTTGATGCATCAAATGTAGTTAAATTAGAATCAAATGATATTTCATTAGAACTAAATTTTATAGTTTTATTGTTTTCTTGAAATGAAGTAATGCCACCATCATAAGTTATGGAAAAGTTTCTATCAACAATTTTACCAGCAGGTAATATAAGTTTTCCTCTTGAATCTATGACTGCTGTTGTTTCATAATGATGTGGTTGTGCAAGTTCTGCTTCTGTATATTTTCTTTCTAAGTAATCTGAAAATTCTGAATCAGACAGTGGCCATTCAGTTCTTGTATTGATAATATTATTAGAGATAAGAACTACCCAATCATAGGTAGAACTACCATAAAGTTTTTCTGCTATTTGTTCTGGTCTTTCTTCACCTACAATTTTATACTTGGTAAAGGCAGTAACATTTTTAAAGAAGTCATCACGAATCTTTGCTCTACGAAATAGATTCTTGACTCTTGCATAATCATAAGAAGAGTTTCTGTTTGGTTGTTGGGACTGGTAAAGTAAGTCCGATACTTCTCTGAAATAAGTCATAGTTTTATGTGTATTATTCTATTCTCCTAAACTAGCATTTGGGAGACCAGGGATTTGCCCAGGTCTAGGTGATTGTCTTTGTGCTGTTGGTGTTGCTGATGGTGTAGGTGTTGTTGATTTTTGTTGTTCTACATTAAATGCTTTTGCATTTTCTTGAACAAACTCTGGACCAACTGATGGTGAATTGCCATCATATTCATCATTAAATATTGGAGTAAGTTCTGCAAACCCAAGACTAATCACAACTGAAATTGGTTGAGAACCACCAGCACTATTATCTCTATAAGCAGCATAAAATCCATCAGGGGTATAGTTTGCATTAAATGATTGTAGGGCACAGGTTTTAATTTTTCCAACGCTATCTAGTTCTTTTCCAGTTTCTCCTGATGTAAATTTAATTCTAAAAACATTAGGAGCACCTAAAAATATAGATAGTGCTTGCTTGGTAGACCTTCTTGGTGCCATTCCTTTTTTAAAAAACTTAATGATGCTTCTAATATTTTTTGCTTCATTTTCATCTCTTGGGGTTAACTTAAATTGAAACCCAAATTGTCTTAATTTGGGACCATTAAATAGCAATTCAAGGTTTGGGTTAATTGCTGTTCCAGTAACTCTTGAAATATATGCTTCTGGATTTACATTAATTCCTCCAAGTTTTAATACAGATGCTGCTGCATTTACAGTTAAAAATTGTTTTAATCTAGTATTAATTGCTCCCCCATCTGTTGTTATATTATCAACAAAATTTTTAAGATTTCCTAGTGTTCCTCCTAATCTTCCACTAGAAATATCACCAACTAACCCAACTCCTGCCCCCATTAATGCTGCTGAAATAGATGATAAACTATCTTCACCCCATCCAGTTTGGTTTGCTTCTGTTAATTCATTAGGTATTGGTAATGTTACCATACCAAGAGTTTTTACTTTTGTTTGAGTATTAAAATCTAATTCTCTGTTTCCTAATGTTCCAGTTAATGCGCCAGCAACATTTCCAACAACATATTCAATTTGAGTTATTGTAATCTTATCTTGTCCACTTGCTTTAATGCTACTTGGATAATATAAAAATTCTTTAATTTTTTCAAAACTATTACTATTAGTTTCATCATTAAATTGAGATATTAAATTTTCTAATCCTGGAGTGTTACTAGTATCAAATGTACTTCCAATACCAGAACTACTTGGTCCTGGGTTAGTTCCACTTTGTGCTCCTGCTGATGCTGGTGGTGGTAAAGTTCCTTTTGGTTCAAGTAGTTGTGTAGTATTTGCAGATGGTGCAACATCTTTTATTGTTTCTACGGTTATTGTTTCAATAGCGTCTGGAAAAGTTTGTATTTTTAATCTATCAGCAACAGAAACACTTGCATCTCTACGCCAAGTAAATGTGTGTGTATTAAAATTATAAGTTCCTAATGATTCATAAGTTTTTATTCCAAGTGTGTTGTTTGTTGCATAAATTTGACTTACATTTGTAGTGGGATTATAAACTGCAGAATATGGTCTAGTATCCTTTACACCTGATGCTAGTGACCAAGTGCGTGCATTTTCTCCTGGTTCTCCATAAGTTGCCATCTATCTACCCCACACCTTGTCTGAACGGATTGGTATCTCTACCCCACCCAAGTCCCTTACAAATTCCTCTACTGGTAATAGACACATAGTTTGCCATTCTTGCTGTGCTAGAATTAAGTAAGGACTTCTTACTTCTGATATTAAGTATTTATGTGCGCCTTTACGAAACTTTGGTATTTTATCTGCTGCCAAACTTGCAACAAGACCCATCCTTTCTTCTGGGGAATAGTAGTGTAGATTTACAGCAAAGAATGACTTTGCATCAACCTCTAAAACAAATGCCAGAGGATGCTTATCATAGAATGGAAGGTTCCTTCTTGTGATTGCTTTGTAATCATAATACATTAGGTTAAATAATCTTGGAAAGGTTGTAACTTTATTAAAATCTCTTTCTAATTCATCACCAACTTCATCTGATTGTTCATTAGTTATAATATTTCTTGGAGATGTATTTGTTAATTGTCTTCTGTACCAATCTCTTGATTGTTTTTTGCCACCAGTTTTTTGTTGTATCTGTTCAAAGATAGTTTTATACGCCAAGATTATCCTCCGTTAAAATTTGGAATGACCATCTTCTATCAGCACAAAATTCTTCTGCTGCCTTCCACTTTGCCTGGTTTTTAGCAAACTCTTTTATCTCATACATTTGTTTTTGAGTTACTCTTTTAACTGCTTTTGGACCAGCTACTTGTCTTTTAGGTTTGATTTCAATTAAACTTTCCTTAACAATCCCAGAGGCATCTTTGTATTTGATATAAAAGTCAGGGAAGTATTTGTGCACCCTAGAATCTAATGGAGATAGGTAAGGTATCCATATTTCTTCACTGGACCACCTCATTATATTTTCATTTACATCACAGTAGTGCATAAACTTACGCTCCCAGAGTGACCTATAAATGATATTCTTTGGGTCACCAATATACTTTTGTGGATGTTCTGGTTTATAGATACCCTTATAGCTCATACATATAATATAGGCACTTCCAATTATTTAGATGGCTGCAACAGACTACAAACATTTGTATTATTCTACTGATGAAATTGTCAGTAGGTTTAAACCATCACTATCAAATTATTTTGATGTTTTTGTTAATTCTGGAAAAGATTTTGGTGGAGTCAGTAACTATGATATAAATTTTTTAGCTTATGAGGCAGTTCTTCCTGGAACTTCATATGAAACAACACAAGTTTTTGGAGATAGTCAAGGTGTAACTGAGACCTTTGCCAATAAAAGAGTGTATCCTTCTGTTGATGTAAGTTTTTATGTAGATTATGATTATAAAGTTATTCAATTTTTTGAACAGTGGATAGCAGAAATATCACCTAACTCAGGAGTTCCTGGAACATCATATAATAAGTTTAACTATCCAGGAAATAATAATGTAGGATATCAAAAAGAAGTTATAATTACAAAATTTGAAAGAAATTTTAGACAACCAAATCAAAGATTGGTTAAAGGTGGTGTTTATGAAATGCCCAAAAATAGATGTACTTATATTTTAAGAAACGCTTTTCCTGTGAATTTAATTTCACTTCCAATTTCTTATGAGCAATCTGGTATATTAAAAACCACAGTAACTTTTAATTATGATGTATATGCCTTCTTTAAAAATGATGGAAAACAAATTAACAGCCCATCAGATGCTCCAACAGCTAGAGTTATTGATACTGGTGGAATCCCTCCCACTGGAACACCAGATAATCCTAATGCCTTTATTGCATAATAAATAGTCACAACTGAATTGTATATTTCAAAATGCCTTTACCTATTGTTGCAACTCCAACATATGAGTTGACTCTTCCATCTAATAAAAAGCAAATTAAATACAGACCCTTTCTGGTTAAGGAGGAAAAGATTTTAATCCTTGCTATGGAAAGTGGTGATTCAAAAGATATTAATAATGCAGTTAAAACTGTATTGAAAGATTGTATTTTGACCAGAGGTATTAAGATTGAAACTCTTCCAAGTTTTGATATTGAATATCTGTTCTTAAATATCAGAGCAAAATCTGTAGGTGAATCAGTAGACCTTATTATCACCTGCCCTGATGATGGAGAAACACAAGTTGATGTTACAATTAATGTAGATGAGATTCAAGTATTGATTCCAGAAGGTCATAGTTCTGAAATTAAAATTGATGATAGTATTACAGTGAAGATGAAGTATCCTTCTCTTCAAGAATTTATTGATAATAACTTTGACTTTACTAAACCAAGTAATAGCGAAGAGACTATCAATAAATCTTTTGATGTTGTAGCATCTTGTGTTGATATGGTTTATACCCAAGATGATTCTTGGTCTGCTGGTGATGTAACTAGAAAAGAACTTGTGGAGTGGTTGCAAACTTTTGATGCCAATCAATTCAAAGGTATTGAAAAGTTCTTTGATACTATGCCCAAACTTTCACATACATTGACAGTTAAGAATCCAAAAACTGGAATTGATAATGAAATAGTTCTTGAAGGGTTATCAAGTTTTTTCGGATAATGCTAAGTCATGAAGACTTAGAATCTTATTATAGAATTAATTTTGCCTTGATGCAGTATCATAAATACTCTTTGACTGAGATTGAAAATATGATGCCTTGGGAAAGAGAAATCTATTTGTCCCTTCTTGAAAATCATATTAGAGAGGAAGAAGAAAAAGCAGCAAAAGCAAATAGATGAACCCAGAAGATCAAAAACAAAAACTATTAAGATTTTTTGGATCTGGTGCTGGTACTAGATTTGGATCTTTTGCGTCTCCTATTACTAGAAGAATATCATTAATACCAAAAAGATCTATTCCTCAGCAGATAGTAAGTAGATTACAATCATCCACATCTTCTGGATTAGATGATGGAATAACAACAACTCAAAGAGATGTTTCATCTTTGGGTAAAGTAACTTTAAATCTTGAACAAACTAAAAATAACTTGGAGAGAATACTTCAAGTTATTTCAGAAGATTATAAAAATACTCAAGATCAAAATAAAAAAGAAGTAGAAGAATATAGAAAAAGGATTGCAAATAGAGGTAGAATATTTGGAAAGAAAGAATTAGGAGATAGAAAAACTGATATACTTGGTGGCATTAAACAGTATGTTGGTTCATTTTTTAGTGGGGCTGGTGGTGCTATTAGAGGATTGGCAGCATTTAATTTATTAGAAGGAATATTAAATAAAGACCCTAAAAAAATAATTAGTTCTTTACTTGGTATTGGAATGACCTATCTTCCAGCAATTGGAGGACTTATTGGGTTATCAGTTGCTAAGAGTTTAGGTAAAAGATTATTAGGTTTTGGTGGAACAAA